CGGTTATAGACCGAATGGATATTTATTCCCTCGCAAACGGACAACTATTAGAATCACTTACTAACTACAACTTATGGTCTTCTATTGAAAATCAATATTTAGAAGAAGACAACCAACACAACTCCCTAAAAAATGGTGTTGCCGCCGATTGCCGTGCCTATCAATGTGCCCAAGACCCTGGAACTAAAGTAAATACAATAACTGAAGTCGGTAGAGACGCATTCCACCGAAACACTGGCGAGTTAGGAGCATTAAACTTTTCTCAAATTTCGTCTGGTATTGGGGCTCAATCCGATGTCGTGGATACAGATATTGATATTGAAATGTGTGCTAAAAAATTCTCTCCAAGAAAATTCCTTATTCCATTAAAGGCAGGTATTTTCTCTCATTTCGGTGTTAGTGAAAAACTTACTCCAATTCTTTTATTCGGTGGATTAAGGATTGAAATTACATTCGCCAGTGATAAAAGAGTTATGACGAGAGTATATGGTAAAACTGATAGTGCTGACTATAAAATGGACTCTTATGCTAATGGTCTTCCAGTTAATGAAATTACCCCTTCTGGAGGTGGTGCGACTGCCGTAACTTTGAAACAAATTGTTATTACCGACAGCGTCACAGACCCAGCGTTGCTCGGTATAACACGAGGTTCTAAAATGATATTACAGAAAAATACTGCTGGTGCTGGAGCGGACAAAGTTAGTTTTGTTGTTGAAGGTGTAAGACGAGTTAATAAAGCTACTGGCACTAATGGGACTAAAGTATGTTTGACTTTTGCTGCTGATTTGACTGCTATGACTGGAACAGCAAGTAATCGAATTTATTTCCAAGACGCTTCCGCTGCTTTGGATACACAGACTTATAAATTAAAGAATGTTGAGTTAAAAGTCTTACAAGTCATTCCGCCTTCCAGTCTTATGAAAAGTATTATTAAGGAAAGTCAATTTGATTTTATTTCTTGGGATTGTTTCTTAGATAATTTACCGAGTTCCTCGCTATCACACCAGAGTGAAATTACTTCTGTAGCAAGTGCTGCTAAATCTATATTCACTCATTACATTTCAGTCGCACACCAAGACAATCACTTCCACCAAAATTATTATGCTGGGCAACCACCTCACAATACTCACCTCAACTCAATTCAATATTTTATTAATAACAAACTCTATCCACTCAAAGCATACAATCCTCAAGCAAAATCGGATAAAGTAGTTAATATGAATGAAGTAGTTAAGGCATTCCAAACTATAGGCAAACAAGTTAAAAAACTTGGTGAATGTAGAGCAGGTAATATTGGTGATTACACAAACACTTACCTCCACGCACGAGAATTAGCACGAGGCGAACAATTCGTATATAATTTAAAAGACGCTGAACCACAAATCAGATTAGGATTTTCCGACGAGCGAAGTGTTGCTGGAACTGGAATGTATGCTGTTAATAACTCTCGCCTTATACACTTTGTCTTTTCAGTTAAAACCATAATGGTTAATAAAGATAATTTACAACTTGTATTATAATTAAAAATGTCCTAATATTGACCGACTTTTTGAAAGTGTTGAAGAATTATTTTTTAATAATAATTTTGTAATTAAAATGTTTTATATATATATAAAATGCCGATTGAAAAGAACTATTTTAGTATTTCGCCTATCAATGATAATCCCCTCCAAAGTAGTGGAGCAAATGGAGTTGCTGGTGGTTTCTCATTCAAAGAAAGCAACCCAATTATTAAATTCAGTCTCCCAGCAGTTGAAAAACTATTAGAAACGAAAACACTGGTTCTATCTGGACAATTCATATTAAAAGACCAAGCAACTGACGAAGGTTTCAGAGCACCTAATTATACTAATTTAAGTAATGAAAATAATGGTAATGATATTGAACCTTCTACTGCCTGTAATTTTCCAAATCACGGCGGAGTTCAGAATGTTATAGATAAAGTTGTTATTCAGACCAAAAAAACTAACACTGAATTAATTAATATTCATAACTATCCAGCATATTCCTCACTTAGAGAAGCATACACAAACAACGACGAAGACTATTTATGGGGTGTAGCAGCGAACCGAACCCTCGCCCAAGGAACTCACGCTAATCTTACTAACCGACGAATGAATATAGTTGCTGATAAAACCGCTCAACAATTAAAAACAAATAACAATAAAAATCTTGGTGTTCCATTTTCACTCAAGTTAGATATTGATTTATTCCAAAGTGGTGATATTCATTTAGGTCAAGCATACACTAATGGTCTTATGCTTACTATTCACCTCGCCCCTGATAGTTCATTCTTATTCCAGCGATTCCGTGATAAAGGTAGTGCCGCCGCATTTGATATTTCCAATAAAATGTATTTATTAAGGAATCTCAAATTAGAAGGGCGATACATAGTCCCAACTCCTCAAGAACTTTCTGCCTATCAAGCACAAATTCCACTCAACTCTCAACTCAACTTACTCAATGATATTCACGCCGACCAAGATAATATTTCATACACTCCTCAACTCAATCAGGTAAAAGCATTCTGTAATTTATATTTAGATAAAGACCAAACCAACAACCTCAACTATCAGCAAAATAACTTCCGACTTCCTGTTGGAATGAAACAAATAGAACACAAAAAAGACAACCTCAGATTTCCATTTACATTCCCACTCAAAGTCCAACCTAATTTTGAAAGTCTCGTAGAACTTGGTGAAGGTTCAATTAATCCAACACAAACTCTCAATCGTGAAATGATTATGGGTGATATTGAATTACGAAAACACTTTGAAAGAGCCTTACTCGGAGGTCAAGAAGCAATGCGGTCTTCGGCAACTATGGCACGAACCGCCAAGAATTTAGAATTTGATTATGAAGATAGGACAACTGGTATATATCACGCTGGTAATGATTCAAATGAAGGCACAGCGGTAGTAGCGACTGACGGAGTTGGCAATCAACTTTTTCCAGAATTACTTGGTCTTGGCACAGATTACACTTATGGTCTCGGTAATACAATGGCATATATCAATCGTGATTACAGCAACTCGGTGGTCAGTGGTGTTAATAATGGTTCTCTCCTCCTTCCAGTTGATAGGCGTAATAAATCAGAACTGGTACAGACCTTTGTTAAATACAACGCTCAACTCAATTTACAAACATTAGTTAAAACAATGTAAAATATTTGTTAATAATATGTTGAAAGAATTTATTGATAGGATAAAGTGTAAGATATTTATTTGTTGTAAGTCCAAATGCTCTCTCAACACCGAGTTGCCCCAAGAGGTAGAAGCGAAAATTCATTACGATTATTTCACGAAGAAACCAAAACAATTTAAATCAACTCGGTCGCTCTAAGTATAGCGTTAAAATATTTAATAATATTATGGATTTAAAGATTTATAAAATCAACAATGGATATAAAATTGGAAAGAAAGACGGCACAAGGTTAGACGAAAAATATGGTCGCCGATATTATATTACAAAGAAACCTATGCGACGAGATACTGCTAAAATTATGTTAATGAAACTACAATTGGAAGAAAGAGGAATGCGAATTCAAGTTAAAAGCAAAAAAAAGAAACCAGCAGACGGATATATGATAATAGACCCAAAGAAAACCAAAAGGAAATGGGTATATACTGACTTACCTTGTAATGAATTCAAAGAGTTCTTAATTTATTTATAATTTTCTCTGTTATATATATAAAATATGACTTCTATAAATTTAGTATCGCCAGTTGGAAACGGACACACTTACTCAGTGCGATTTAGAGAACCATTAGTTATAGAACCAAAATCTTCAGTGTATTTAAATTTCGCAAAATTTAAAAGAAACTCAAGCATATATTTTACTCAAGACCAAACAATTCAAGTTATACTTAAATCAGTTTTACCAACAGTATTACCAGCAGAAACAGGAACAAAGAACACCACAATGGAAAATGACGGAATTATAACAATCCCAGCAATTAATCCAGAGACTGGACTTACTGGATATACACCAAAAGAATTAGAAAGAACAATTGCTATAGAATTAGGTGGCGATTCAGAGGCAGGAACTTTTGGAATGCGAAAAAATGCTGACGGCACACCGAGTCAATTATTTTTATATGAACCCATTTTTGAACTCAGTAATAATAAAACAATTAATATAGGATTTTATAAAGATTATCAACTCTTAGACTTACCAAGTGTTATAACTATGAGGGCAACAGATAAAATATTAGCAGATACCGCCACCGCTGGGATTACATATAAAAGCACTTCTACTAATGCTGGAGAAGTGTATTATGATAGTTATGCTATATCTAACGAACATTATGATTTTTCATTCGCTTCTGAATTAGGAACGGCGACAGAAAATCACAATATAATTCAAATGAAAACAAATACACCTATTGGAACACAGACTGGCGGTGTATGGTTCGGTCTAACTTCGCACGAAATTATGGACGCTCAAGCATTATCAGGGTCAAATACAAATTGGACTGGGTATCAAACGGCAGCAAACGATGTATTTACTTACGGCACTGTAAATAATAGAACGCCAGTCGGCGGAGCAACAGCGAGAACAATTCCAGCGTTATACAAACCGAACGGCACTGGTTCAGTTACGGCAGCAGAAGTTGCTAATCAAGCAGACGCAAAAACCTATGTTCCACAATGTTTCTTAGGAATTGAGATTACAGGTTCAAATCACCCAACTGACCCAAATACATTAATATTATGGCGAGGCGGAAATACAACCACAAGATTTAATGCCCCAGCAAAACCAGCGTCAGTTATGAATTCTATGAAACGAATATGGAGCACACCATTAGCAAATTTATTAAAAGGTTCTGACCCAGCCCATACTAAAGTTAATCTCGCATTCCAAAGTTATTGGGCGGAAGGATTTTCTGGAAAAAGCAGAGATAAATTAGAGTTCAGAGTGTATAATATGATTAATTCTAATTATATTGATACAAGTAATTTAATTTATGATAGTATTAATTCAATTCGTTGGTTAAGTTATTCATTCTTCCAACAATCGGCAGCAACTGGGACTGATTTAGAAAAAAGGCAAAAGGCAGGTTCTCAAATTCCATTCAATGTATTATGTTCGGCACAAGTCGCTGGTGAAGGTTGGGAAGAAATAAAAATGGCTGGATTTATTAAAACTGGTTCTGAATCACCTACTGGGTTAGCGTCAAACACTAAACCTATTACATTAGTTCAGCAATATGAATTGAAATGTTCTACTGAATTGGCAAGATTTTTAGGTGTAAATCAAACTGAAGGAATGAATCCAAATATGGCGGAGAGCACCGCCGCAAGAATAGTTAAAACTGACGCAGACCAACACACTGACGAAAGTTATTCTATATTTGTTAAGAACTTACCTATTAAGGCATATAAAAATATTCAGTCTAAAGCAATGTCGGCAGGTAATAATATTCAAGCAGCTGGTTATTCACAACCAATTTTACACGATATTCCAACACCTTACTCTGATAGTAAAACTATTAATAGTGGAAGCGGTGATATAATTGTTGGAACTTTCCAACCAAGCATTAAGAAAACACTGGACTTAGATAATAATAGGCAAGTTCTCAACTCATTGGATATAGAAATCCGAGATATTGAAACGAATGAAATTGCTGAAGGATTAGCAGGGAGTGTAATTAATTTTACCATACAGAAGGGAATGGATAGTTGCCACTGATTTTTTATATTTATTAATTTTATGTATAACCATAAAAAAGTTAGAAGACCGAATACATTGGAAGCACAAATTAAAGTTAAGAGATTTGACCCAGCAGAATTAAAAGCGTGGAACTCATTATATTCGGATATACAATTTAAAAACAAAAAACACAATTCCCAAAAAATATTTGACGGCGAAGTTCAAGCAGACCAACCTAACAAAGAAGCTCCAAAAGAAGAATATGATATTGAAAAAAAACAAAAACCTAAACCTCATAAAAAACCGAAGAAAAAGAATCCGAAGGTATTTCAAGAAAAAAAGAAAATGAAAAAATAAAATATATTAATAATATATAAAATGTCTATCGCTGAATTACTCGATTACGGATTGAAGGAAGTGCCACAACAAGCAGAAATTAGAACTGAAACTATAGAACCCAACAACGCAACCACAGATTTGTCTAAAGTATTTAAATATACTATTCGGAATGTTGGTTTCTTAGAAGGAACTTCTATGCTTACTTTCAAATTAAAACGATTACAAGGTGCTAATGAAAAATACAGAGTAAATCTTTGGAGCGGTGCTTTGTCGTGTATTAAAAACGCTCACTTACGAATTGGTGATTATGAAGTTCAGAACGCTCAGGACGTAGATAGAATAGCAGCAATGTTAAATTTAAATAAATCAGTCTTACAGCGACGAAATGTATTAGGTCATTATTTAGGTAATTCATTAGAATTACAAGCAGACGATAATAACGCAGAACAAGCAATTAGGTCTTCGGTCGTAGGGTGTAGTGGTCGTGGTCAGATTGTCTATGATAGAGTTAATAGTGGTGTTGATTTTGCCGAGTTAAATGGTGCTGGTAATGCCAAAGTTAATTCGCTATCAATTGTTGATACAACAGCAAACAATGAAAAATATGGTATTCCCCTCTCTATGATTTTCCCCTGCCTCAAGGGTCGGTCTCTTCCATTATTCTTATTCACTGACTACAATATTCAGTTAGAATTTGAAATGAACTTCGCCGATAAATATGCTTACAATCTCGCTAAAACTCCACTCCTCGCTCCTTCGGTAGTTGGTGCTGCTGACGCTGGTGCTCCATATGTTGCTGGAACTCAAGATATTGGTTTCAATGAAGTCCAACTCGTGGTTGATTATATGCTCCCTCCTTCGTCAGTGATTAATAATTATTTAGAACAAACTTCTAAACAAGGCGGATACAGATTTGAATTTCCAGAAATTTCAGTTGTTAAAAAGAAATTATCTGCTGTTGGAACTTCTAAAGAACCTCAAGAAGTGGAACATAGGTTAGGTCAAACTGGCAAAGAAGTTCATAATATTGTTATGGCAAAACGATTTGTTGATAATTTAAAACAAGACGGAGCGGTATTCTCACGAGTAGTTGCTGCCAGTGCCACAGCAATTAATGGAACAGGTATTAATGGTCTCAATTGTGAAAATATCTCAATTGGAGCAAGGGTTTCTTCTACAGGAATTACAAGTGGTCAAACAGTATCCGCCGTTAATGTTGAAGGACGCTCACTTACCCTAAGTGCTGCTGCCGATGCTAACCAAACTGCTGAAACTACAATTACTTTTAAAAATCCGAACTCAATGGGATTAGCAAGAAAGATTTTAGGACACCAAGCAATCCACGGCATAGACGAAGAAGAATACAATGTAGAAGTTAATGGATTAGATTTATACCCTCAAAATATATATAACAACGCCTCATTCTACAATCAAATGTCTATGGTAATGGGTGAAGATTTAATCCTTCCTCGCCCAATGTATTATAATGACCCTAATGCTGAAAGGCAGAGGTTAGCACCAGTTCAAGACGGATTAGTCGCTCAATACAAACCGCTCGGTGCTGACCTTTCTAATGGAATGACTGGTGTTGTTGGAGGCGGAACTACTATTATGTCTGGCAGTCCATTAATTTGGAAATACAAACGAAAACCACGAATGAACGGACAAGGCGATGGCACTAACGCAACAAATAACGCAGCCGAAGTAGCAATTGATTACAGAGGCGAAATGGACGTAGATTATTACATTACACACTCAAGAGTCGTTGTAGTTAAAAAATTACCAAAGGGCACTTCGGTTATGGTTAGTTCCTAATCAATTTATTTTTTATTTTATATTCATATATTATATATGTCGGCGACCAAATCTTACTATGTAGATATTAATAGGTTCTCCGCCCAAGACTCGGAGAGCGATACAACAAATATTTGGGATTATAACCTAAACGATACTATAGTCGCTCCTGCTGGAAGCGAAGTAAGTATCCACCAAGCATTTATTAATCAAAAAGGTATAACTGGACAGAGTATAGAAATTGAGGAAGATATAAATGAATCTATAAATTATTATGCTTACATTTCAGAACAAGACCACTCAATTCCAGTTATAGGCGATGTTGTAGATAAAAAGGCAGGGAAACGAGTTAATGTAAACGGACACACAGATACTCATTTAGATTTATTAAATAATGTGGCACTAACCAACGCAACAACACCAAATTCAGGACGAGAGAAACTATGGGGTTGGACTCCACCAGAAGGAACACGAGAACATTTAGAATCATTTAATTTTGGAGGTAGTGGAGCACCGCTTATATTGAGTTCTAAACCTGATTTTGATAAAACACAATCAATTATATTAAATTGTAGCACGGTAGTTCCAACCGAAAATGTATGGAATTCTTATGGAAGTCAAGGTGGAACTGACGGACTAATCCATACAACCAGCGGTTCAACTCAAATTCAATTTCTAACACCACTTAATGGTCTCATTAGACCAAACGCCTTAATAGAAGGCGAGACGGACGGAAGTGCTCCAACAGGAATAGCAGTAGGAACACGGATAGTATCTGTAGATTTAGCGACTGGGATTGGGACTATGGATAATAATTCAAATTTTACTGGCAATGTATCAGCACGAGTTAAAAATAGTGGAAATGGATACGACCAAGGAGCACATACTATATTCTCACTAAATACCTTTCCAATCACAAGCGATATTAGTAAAATAATTAAAGTCGGAATGCGGTGTAGATTTACGACTAAAAATGGACAAGGAGGAATAGGTAATCCACGAGCGTTGGAGGTAGTAAATCAGAATTATAATTTACAAGTTAAAACAATTTCGGCAGACGGAAGTTCTGCTACAATTGGAGAATTTGCTGACCCTTATAATACAACATTTAAAAATGTTATTCTTTTGAGCACCAATAATACCCACGTTGAATTTTCATTAGACCCAAAGTTTTATTTGACCCCAGTAGTTCTAACGAATAATATTTTTATTAAAAAAGGGACTTACGGCATAGAACAACTCATTACAATTATAAATAATCAATTTAATGGAATATATAAAGACAAAACACAAATCCCAACAAATCCTATAACAGAAGCATTAATAAATCAAGATTGGAATGGACTTTTAAATTCAACTAAAAACGGACTTACTAAAGTTATAACACCAATTCAATACACAGCACCACCTGATAATGTTGCTAAGACAAGGATTTCACCTCTTCTCATTGATACATTATCGGACGCTTACCCTGACCACACTTTTGTTAGTGCTTATGATTATGCTGGACTAAGAAATACAAATCAATTAGAACCAAATAAATATGATTTTACCACAAATATAATAGAAGACACTGGATTAGGATATGTTGGATATATTCAAAATAATGATATGGTTAGATATAACAATTACAATAATACACTTATAACACCAACCGACGCTAATGGAGAGTATCGTTTCGGCAACGACGGAACTGCTTACTATGCTAGTTTCTCTGGTGGAACAGAAGGTAAAAAAATGGCTGACTATCAAATTATTAGGGGATATTCAGTAGGAGCACCAGAATTTAATATTCAATATGATACTGATTTATCAGCATTCTCACTAAATAATTTACATTCAAGTTATAGGATTGCCTCGCACGACAAACAAGGAAATCCTAATGCTAATGGTGGAGAAGTTGCTGTAGGTATAAAATCAACAACCGATATAGTAGATTATATACCTTGGTCTAATAATCAAAGTGTATATGGAGCAACCGCAAAGTCCAATGTTAATACTGGTGCTAACGACGATGTATATACTGGTAAAACAAATAGTGGAACTAATACAATAACCGATGTCCAAAGGTATGACGGCGACTCTGGTGAATATGTGGGGGATTTATTCAAAGTATCAATCAACGCTCAAATAGACCAAATTTCTGGTGGAGCACACGATTTCCCAGCTGGTGGAGCGAAGGTATTAGATTATGGTTCTTACAAACGAGGTATATTTGACCCTACAGACCAAAGTTTGTTATACTCTTTTGTTGTTAATAAAACATTTACAAACTCAAAGAGTATTGATTTTAAAATAGTTGGAGAGCAGTGTGATACGACCTTACAAAAGAAAATGAAACAATCTTATGAAAAACCATTAAGTCGTAATGGTGGAGTTATAGTCCATAATTTTGCTTATGAAACTGCTTTGAAATATGGTGATAGACGAAGTGTTGTTGATAAAGCAATTTATAATCCTCACGCCTCATTCAGCGAATTTTTCAGTTCCCCAAAACAAGCAAGAAAAATATGGAAAACAAAAACCTTATGGGGTAAGTTAGGTTTTACATACGAACAATTAAATGACGAAGATTATTTTGAGAATATTATTCAATATACAAATCCAACAGATAGGAAATTAAGAGGAATAACCACAGATACTCAAGTTGATTTAAGCACAATTCCAACCATTTCAACACAAAATAATCCTTCTAAAACAAGCATTGCTCCAGAATATGGTGGTGCTGATATGACCCACCCACAGAATTATAATAACTTTGATACAAACAGACCGAGAACAGCATTCCAGCGTCAATGGGACAAAGGGAGTAAAGACGATTTTGCTGGGGGTAGTAATGGAAGTAATAATTTTCAATATAGTGGAAGTCCTTACAATATGACTACTTGTATTAATGTGCTTTCAAAACCGACACCGATTTCCGCCCAAGAATTGCCGACACTTAGTCGCTTTGGATACTATTTAATAACAAGTGATTTAGTGCCAACATATAAAGATATTGTAGCGAAAGGCGACCCTCTCGGATTGCTCGGAGTTGTGCCGAAAACCTCATTATCTAATCAAGATTTTATCCCATTATCAACAAGCGACTTAGTCCAAGTATTAAATCAAGATACAATTATTAATAATATTAGAGTCAAAGTATTAAATCCTGACCTATCAAATCCTGACTTATCAAAGAATTCAGCAATCATATTAAGAATTGATACACCGATTCAACAACCTCCACAAAATACTGAAGAGGAAACTAAAACTCCAAAGAAAAAAAAAATATAATCTAATAATATAAATGTCGGATATTCAAGGTCAAATAGTTCTCGCAGAAAATTCAGCAGGTAATGGTCTCCAACGATTAAAATTAAATTCGGCTGGATTACTTCGTGTAGTCGCAGAGGCAACTTCTGTAAGTGCTAATCAAATTGATTTAAATACAGACGGATTAGAGGGATTAATTGGTTCAACAAATACGGCACTCGCCACAATTGACGGAGTGTTAGATAATGCTGAAGCACACTTAGGAAATATTGATACAGGTATCGATGTATTAGAGGCGTGTGTTGGTTCAAATAAAGTTAATGTTAATATTTCAAGCGGTAATATAACAGGGTTCGCAACGGCAACAAATCAAGCAACTATAATAGGGCACGTAGATGGTGTTGAAAGTTCGCTTACTGCTATAACTGGATATGTAGATGGAATTGAAGGAAAACAAGACACAATGATAGGGCATATGGACGGAGTTGAAGGATTACTTACTACAATTGATAGTGATACAGACGCAATTAAAACTTCTACGGCAGCAATGGTTGTAGATTTGGCAGCAATTGAAGTTATTAATACAAACGCTGAAGTTCATTTAGGAAATATTGATACTGGTGTGGATGTATTAGAGGCGTGTGTTGGTTCAAATAAAGTTAATGTTAATATATCAAGTGGTAATATAACTGGATTCTCAACAGCAAGTAATCAATCAACTATAATCGGACACTTGGACGGAGTGGAGGGAAAATTAGACACATTAGAAACAACACTTACCGCTATAGAAACAGACCAAGCAGCGATAGAGGTTCTACACACAGCAACAAATCAGAAGTTAGGTGATATTGAAACAGCAGTCCAACTCATTGACGACGCAATTAAAACAGAAGATTTAGCACATAGTTCAGGTGATAAAGGTATTCCGTGTCTAATGGTTCGGCAAGATTCTCATTCAGATTTAGCAGCAGACGGAGACTATATGATTCCAACTATAAATGCTAATGGTGAAATCAGGGTTACGAGCACCGCCGCCAGTGGAGGTTCAACTGAAGCAAAGCAAGATACAGTAATAGGGCATATAGATGGAATTGAAACTCTTATAGGTTCAACAAATTCTAAAATTGATACATTTGACGCAGTGTTGGACGCAAGTTTGGTAAAACATACTAATAACGAAACATTACTTACAGCACAAAATGCTTTGATTACGACTATTGACGGCGTGTTAGATAATATTTTGGTTAAAAATGGTGAAATTGAAACAACTAATAATGCTAATCAAGTTTTGTTAGGAACTATTGATAGTGATACAGACGCTATTAAAACCGCTGTTGAACTCCTATCAGCAAATCAATCTAAAACCACAACACAACTCCTATATGGAACTGGTAATTTAGTTGCTAATGGAACGCCTGAGAGTTCTTCTAATTCTGTAGAAATGAAAAATAATAGTGAAAGAGTTACGACATTTATTGAAGCCCAAAACGCTTCTTGGGACGCTTTTAATGAATGGTCGCACGACAATTCTACTTGGTTTACGGATACGAGTTTGAATTTTTCTGGAAACCAAAATATTATGTATCACGATTTTAAGAAGGGTAAATATCTACGAGTTAAAGTTAGAAATAATCAAGGGACAAGTGGTGATACAAACGCATTCGTTGTTAATATAGTTCAATAAAATATCATATTAATATAATGAATATAAATAATTTGATTGCTGAATTAGACGAAGTTATTGAAAAGTTAAAAATGAAACTGGCAGCGTATCAACAAGAAAATAGAGAATTGAAAATAATGATTAAGGAATTAAAATTATATGTGCTAAATGTATAAATGCCTAATTATCGTGCTGGAAACCCAATGCCTCCAACAACTAAAAAAACTAAAAAAGGAATGAAAAAAAAAGAAGAACAAGCACCTAAGAAAAAATGTCCGTGTCCCAAGAAAAAGAAAAAACCAATGGGAATTAAAAAAAAAACTATTTCATATTAATATAATGAATATTAAAGAATTTTTATTTACCAAGAAAGTTTCAGAATTGAAAATGATATGTAAAGAAAGTGGAATTATTGGAATTTCTAAATTAAACAAGGCAGGGTTAGTTGAAATAATGTCCGAATGTGAATTAAAGGATTTGACTGAATGGTATGGATTGAAACCTGAACCTGAATTAGAAGTTATTGAAGAACAAGCGGAGCAGACCGAAGAATGTATTTGTGATAATTTGGGTTGTGATAAATGCGAGGAAATTATATTACACTTACCTCTGAAAGTTGTAAATCATAGTGAAAAGTGGAAGGAAATGTTCGCCAAAGGAAAAAAAATATTAAGTAATAATAATGCCGACTCCAACAAATAAAGCGTTATACGCCAAAGCAAGGGCAAAATATAGTTCAATGAAGCATTCAGCATATAAATCGTCATTGGTTGTTAAGGCATATAAAAAAATGGGCGGAGGTTATAGTGGAGCAAAACCTAAGAAAACTGGACTTACTCGATGGCATAAAGAAGATTGGAAAACACAAGACGGAAAGAAAACTTACAATGGAAAAAAGAATAAAATATTCAGACCGACAAAAAGAATAACTAAAGACACGCCGACAACTATGGGCGAACTTAGTTCAGCACGAAAGAAAAAAGCAATAGCGGAGAAAAAAGCAAAAGGTAGAGTAAAAAAATATTGATATATTATATAAAATGGTTAAAGCGAAATTGAGAAGTGGTAAAGATAAAGGTGGTTGTTTGGTAGGCAAAAAAGAAAAAACAACTAAAGGTGGTTGTAAAGTTGGAAGAAAAGGAGTTAATTATAAAGGAAAAGCACCAGCAAAAGCAAAAGCACCAGCAAAACCGAAAGCAAAAGCACCAGCAAAACCGAAAGCAAAAGCACCAGCAAAAGCAAAACCGAAACCGAAACCTAAATTTACATTACAAGAAAATATTGAAATGGCAGAAAGAGCAAATACTGATAGACGAAAAAAAGAGAAAATGGA